ATTCTCAGCTAGTACATTGGAGAAAGTGCAAGCTGAAATTATCAGACAGAAATCCTGTAAACAACCAGAATCTCAGGAGTGAGATCTTTGTGACTACTATTAGACCACTTAAAACTGCAATGAGCGCAGATGAACTAAAGACTCTACGAGAAGAGTTATGTGAAAAATATGAAGGAGAACTTCCTGACTATCTAGTTGATATATTTGATGACTATCAAGAGAAAAGAGCTGACAAAGAGAGATATCTGGAAGAAAGTGGATATTACCAAGGAGACAAAAGTTTTGAAAAGCGTAGAGATTATGTAAGAGGTAATATCAAAGAATTCTTCAGTGAGAACGAAACTGCACTATACAAATCTCCATACGAACATGTCAAACCTAACTATCCTGAACCGGACAAAGCTGACAATGTAATACTAACACACGAAGAGAATGCTGTTATTATCAAAGCAGCATGTGAGACAAGTCTGGAAGCATTCTCAAAATACTACTTTCAGCATTATATAAAAAGACCAGACAGTCAATTTCATAGATTTCTATACAAGACTTTGTGTAGAGAAACATTGAAAGGTAAAGGTTGTAGATGGGCTATTGCGGCTCCAAGACATAATGCAAAATCAAGTATTGTCAGTAATATATTTCCAATTTGGAATATAGTATATAAGAAGCACAACTTCATTCTCTTAATAAGTGACACTGCTGGACAGGCAGAGGACTTTCTATCAGACATTAAGATAGAGTTAGAGAGTAATGTCTTATTACAACGAGATTTTCCTGAAGCATGTGGAAAAGGTGATAGAGTCTGGAGAATAGACGAAATACTTACAAAAAATGGAGTGAGAGTTAAAGCTCTTGGTACTGGCAACAAGATTCGTGGTAGAAAGTTTGGTACTGATAGGCCGACTCTTATCATCGGTGACGATCTAGAAAATGAGGAGATGGTGAGGTCTCCTATACAAAGAGATTTTGTAAGATATGAGTGGTTTAATAAAGGTCTGTTGTTTGCTGGTGCAGGTAAAGAAGAGACATATATATTCATAGTTGGAACTGTAATTGGGAAAGATTCTCTTCTAAATGCTCTTCTAGATCCAAATGAGTATCCAGATTGGTCTAGTAGAAGATTTAAAGCAGTAGAAAGTTTTTCTACTTCTCCGTTGTGGGATGACTGGGCTAAGATCTACAAGGACAGATTTAACTTTAACAGAAAAGAAGATGCTAAAGAGTTTTTTGATCTTAATCAAGCTGAGATGTTGGAAGGAACAAAGGTCTTGTGGCCTGAAGGAGATCCATATTATGGATTAATGGAGTACAAGATCAGCAACGAATCTGCCTTCCTTAGCGAAAAGCAGAATGAAGCGGTAGACTATACTAAGATTTATGTTACTAAAGATGATCTTCATTTTGAGGATTTCTCCAGACCCAACATAAAAGAGACTTTGCAGAAATGTATATTGTATGGAGCTATAGATCCATCATTAGGAAAGAAATCTACTAAGGGAGATTATTCTGCTATCATCACTATAGGAAGAGATACTAAGACGGGATATCTATTTGTGGTAGATATCAATGCCAAACGTAGAACTGTAGATGAACAGATTGAGGACATTCTTGAGTTATATCAACGATTCAGATGGAAACTATTTGGCATTGAAACAAACGCATTTCAGTATGTTATGGCAGACAATCTGAGAAAGAAGTCAAGAGAGACTGGAATCTATATTCCTCTAAAAGAGATAAACCAATACCAAGATAAGAAATTGCGTATTGAAGGAATAGTACCTTTACTAAAGGACGGAACTTTTGTTTTTGATAAAGTTAAAACTGCAACCAATCAAATGTATGCTATGGGTATAGATCAGATCACTACTTTTACTGGAGAGAACGATAAGTTTGATGACATAATTGATGCAATAGAGATCTGTTTTCAGATAGCAAAAGCTCCACGCTTTAAACTGCGTACTTTACAAACAAAAGATCGACATAACGAATTTCGGGATTTATTAAGATGAGACCATCATTTGAAAATCTGATAGGTAAGTCTGACCTTGTGATAATTGAGATTGGTGTTGATTGTGGAAACAACGCTTATGACGTATTATCCAATTTAGATGTTAAGAAAATGTATCTGATAGATCCTTATTCTTTGTATATGAAAGGTCAAGGTTGTAACATAACTGAAGAACAATGTACAGAATGCAAAGAAAAGGCTCACAATAAGCTGATTGAATTTGCAGATAAAACAGTGTGGATTGAAGAAAAGTCGGAAGATGTATGCTCTCAATTTGCAGATTTATCAATAGACTTTTTATATGTCGATGGAAATCATAGGTTTGAATTTGTGTCGAAAGATTTGTGGTGGTACTATCCTAAAGTAAAACATGGAGGAATCTTAGCAGGACATGACTTTGACGCAAAGTCTGTAAAGGATGCAGTACTTTACTTTGCTAAGTGTATAGCTGATCCCACTAGAGAATTATGTATAGATATACACTACCAAAAGTGTGATGATCCAGTTGGAGCTACTGACTTCTGGTTCTATAAACCATAAACATTTCAACTAATTAACGATTATGGTTAGTAGGTAAGGTGTTGTTAATATATGGCAGAGAAACGAACGGTAGAGTTAAATAAGAGAAAACATCCACTTTATGATGATAATATTGATTTGTGGGATCTTTATTATTCTGCCGCAAAAGGTGGAACTAATTTTATCACTGAATCCAACCTGTTCACTCATCGATTAGAGCTTACTGATGATTATGAAGAGAGACTGCTTCGTGGCTACTTTCTGAATTTTTGTGAGTCCATTCCTCAATTGTATAATACTTTCATTATGAAAGAGCCAGTCATCAGACCTGGAGACGAAAGCCTGACTACATTCAGGGAAGATGTTGATCGCACTGGTAAAGGCATTACTGACTTTATCAAGAGAGCAGGATTCTTAGCTAGTGTGTTTGGTGTAGTTCATGCCATAGTGGATATTCCACAGTCTCCTAAGAAAGTGATGTCTAAGCGTGATGTAAAAGACAACAAGATAAGACCTTACGCAACATTGATTCTTCCTACTCAACTTAAGGATTGGTCACTTGATGCCTTTGGTAATTTCAGATGGGTTGTAATCGAATACATCTATTATAGAGATATGGACCCTACTGCTGAAAGAGAGACTGAGAAACACTACAAACTAATTACCAATGATGAGTGGAGAGTGGAAGATGAGCAGGGTCAGCCTGTAAAATACGAAGATGGCACTCCTAATAAAGGAAAGAATAATCTTGGGTTTGTTCCTATAGTTACTATGTATAACCGTAACATAGAAAACAACAAGATTGGGGAATCTATGTTGAAAGATATAGTCTATATCAACAGAGCCATCTTCAATTGGTGCTCATGTATTGATGAGCAAATTGAACGTCAGACATTCTCACAGTTAGTTGTTCCAGATGATGGAACTCTAACAGATGAAGAGGAATCCACTGGAGACCCACTTGTGAAGATTGGAACATCTCACATCTACACTTTTCCGGCTACATCTAATCATCCTCCTGCATTCATATCACCGAATGTTACCAATCTTACTTCTGTGTGGAGTTTGGTTATGGATCATGTAAAAGAGATCTACAGGTTAGCTGGATTGATTGGATCTTCAGATGATATGTATATAGGACGTTCTGGCAGAGCCGCACAAATAGGATTCGTAGGAGTCAATTCTGCTCTTGCAGAGAAGGCAAAACTCTACCAGGACTTTGAAAACGAGATCAGTAAACTTGCATACACACAACTTGGAAAGAATCAAGAAGAGTTTCAAGCAGTGAAATATTCTGAATCTTTCGATGTTGCTGCATTGTCTACTGAAATAGATATGCTTTTTAAGATTTTGGAGCGTAACTTCTCTGAAACTTTAAATGTCACTCTTATCAAGAATATCGCTAGGAAGGTTACAACTAGCACACCAGATTCTATCAGAACAGAGATAGAGAAAGAGATTGAGGTTAATGGTGGAAGAGTAGAACCATTGTCTAATGGACAAGAAAGGACTACGAGTGATATTGAAGACAAGGATGAAGGACCGAAAGATACACTTGTATCGAAAACTAATATGTCTAAGGAAGATGCAGATTATCAAAAGTCTGCTCATAGAAAACCAAAAACTGAAACTAGTGGAAGCTAGGAATTAAATACTACGGAGGTAGTTTAAATGGAATTTCCCGAAGAGTTAACTAAGAAAGCTGAAGAGCTTAAAATTGATGTAAGCAAGTATGAAGACGAAGATGCACTACGTGATGCCGTAGAAGCATCTGAAAAAACAAAGAAAAAGGACGATGATAAAAATAAGACAGAGCATGAGATTTATCTAGATAAAGAACTTAAGAAGGTCATTGGTCAGCGTGATGAAGAGAAGAAAGAACGACGCAAACTCAGTGACAAGATTAAGGATCTAGAGACTAAACTCTCCTCCGCCCCTTCGGATGATGAAATCAAAACTCTCAAAGAACAACTACAGGAACTTAAAGAATTTAAGGACACTATAGACTCTAAGAGGGAAGAGGAAGAAGATAAGAAGAGGACGGAAACCGAACGACAACTAATTGCTCAACAGAAAGACTTCGAAAAAACAAAGACTTTACTTGAGGAACAGTTAGAAAAGTTCCAAGCTCAACTAGATAAGAGAGATGAAGAGCTTAAGAAACAAACTGATCAAGTGAAGTCACTACGCTATTTTAGGTTGGAGAACGAAATAGCACAATATGCTCTCACTTATGAGGCTATCAATCCCAGACAGATTGTAAGATTGATAAAAGATGACGCAGTTTATGACGAGAACTTGGACAAGTTCTACTATCCGGTCTTTGACAACAAAGGTAAAATGATAAACGAGTTGACTATCGAAGAGAAAGTCAAGGAGTTTCTTGAAGATTCTGAGAATGAAAACTTGGTGAAGTCTAAAGTCAACACAGACTCTATGCACACCAAGAAATCTGATGGAGACAAAGCACCTCCTGACTTTGGGAGCTATGACCCCAAAGATCCTAAACTGATTCAAGAAGCTCAAGATCGTAGGCTTACAATTGAAGACTGGATTGCAATAAAGATTAAAAAGGATGAAAAACTCCAAAAGATAAAAGAGAAACAATCCAAATAATTGTAAAGAGGTGAATTAACACAATGGCAAGTAAACATGTCAAGTACGGATGGGCTTCTGGTCCTGGAAAAGGCGTGGAAGTTCCTATGACTGCTGGATATTTGCACAGACGAGGCGGGCATTGGGTGTCGATCAACGCTGCTGGTGTAGCCACTGTCTGTAACGCAAGTGAAACACTTCCAACAGCCGTAGCCGCTCCGTTTGGCTGGGCGCAGTCTCCTAAAGATGACGCTGGTGCGGATTCTTGGGCTGCTGGCTCTGGCGACAAAGTGTTTGTTATTACTGGCAAAGAGAATAAGTTCTGGATGCCTCTGGATAATACCAGTGCATCTGCTAATGCTACTGTTGTGGGTAAGGTTGGTAATATCACTGTTAAATATAGTGCAGCTACTATGATTCAACAGCTCAATGTTACTACGGCGGTTGCAACGAGAACTCATATTATTTATGACTATGATACAGATAACGACCTAGTTTTGGTCGGACTGCTTTAAGAAAGAGGTGAAAAGATAAATGGCTGGTGTAGCCTATTGCACCACTACTTAGTAATAGGTAGTTAAACACTGGGTGAATTGCTGGAAACCTAAGTTTGGAAAATAAAAAAATGGAATGTCAAATCTGCAAAAAGAACTTTAAAGCACTCACAAATACACATCTAAAATCTCATAGGATGACACCAAAAGAGTATGAAGAGAAATTTGGATGTTCTACAGTTCCTTCCACATGGAATTGTGGAGAGTCTAATCCTTTTTATGGAAAAACTCACAAAGAAGGCATTTCCAAAGTTAAATCTGCCGAATACAGAAAAGCTGTTTCTGACAGGACAAAAGGAAAAAAGATAGAAGAACTACTTAAGAATGTCTCCTTAGAAGATTATCGTAGGCGAAGATCTGAATCCATGCTGGGAAAAAAGAATCCTATGTATGGAGTAAAAGTTCCAGAATCTAGAAAGAAAAAATATTCAGAGATGTTTGTTGGAGAGAATAATCCTAATTGGAGAGGTGGAATAACTTCTTATAAGTACAATAAGAAAGTTTGGACAGACTCTCTAAAAAATAAAATTAGGAATAGAGACAATCATAGATGTCAGATATGTAACAAACATCAAGTAGTTCTAAAGAAGAAATTGGCTGTACATCATATTGACTATGATAAGTTCAACTACTCTTTTGAGAATCTTATCTCTTTGTGTAATTCTTGTCACGCTAAAACTTCTTACAACAGAGAAAAGTATGAAGCAGAATTAAGAATCAAAATGTTTTCCAAATATGGCAATCAGCAGCCAAGCCAGTCGAATGTAGTAAATATAGTAGACTGGAAGGTTCAGAGACTAGGTCTTGAGGAAACTACAACCAATAAAAGACCCAAGAGTGCCCAGCCCCACAAGAGTATAGGGTGATGATATAGTCCGACTCTCATCGGAAACGGTGAGTAGACTCCTTAAATAGAGTCTTACAAGATAGTGACACAGATCAGATTTTACTGAGGCTATGAAGAAAGACGCTTATGGTTGGTTCTTCGAGAGTTATCCCGAAGAGATGCCTGTCCACGAGCAGCTGTTCGACATTGTTCCCTCAGATGCGGCCTATGAAATGTTCACCTCTGCTGTTGGCCTTGGTGAACTTATGGAAAAACCCGAAGGTGAAGACCTTCAAGCTGACGTTCCGATGGAAGCATATACCATTGTTTGCAAAAACAGGACTTTTGGTAGGCTCGTTCGGTTCTCTCGTGAGTCTGTTGACGACGCAAAGAAAGTCGGAAATATCCTCCAGAGGACGGTTGGTACTTGGGGTAGAGCTTTGGTTGAAACCAAAGAGAAATTTTATGCTAAGTTTTTCAACTATGGTGCTTACGATGTCGGTAACGATGTGTTCAATAACGGTATTACG